TCAATCTGGGATACTGTCTTTATTTTCAACCTCTTGAATTCCTATGTATTGGACTAGGCTAGCCAGCCCTTTCCTCAAAATGAACTTAACCATGCGTTCCCTTTCGGGTTTGGTCAATTGATAATAAGCTTCAATCCAAATCATGAACGGATCCTGTCGCTTATTCCGATAATACTCAACCGAATTTTCACTGACGGACAGTACATTCAGAACTTCTTCGGGCAAGCTGTTGACATGATATTCGAGAGCTTTCCCCTGCACTCCGCGCTTACGGCGTTGTTCCCAACCCTCGCGCCTTGCCATCAAGTTGACGCCTTGGGGAGACGATGGCAGACCTGCGAGGCCAATGAGTTCCTTTGCAGAATACCAATCTTTTTTCATCTCTTTATCCTCGCTTTACATCGGAGCAGTGAAGAGGAAGCCAAATTTTGAACATTTGGCTTTTCAAAAGCTGCCTCAAGTCGCTATGATTTTTTCCAAAAAACTTCTTATGCCATCTCGTAATATCACTTCTGTAATCGCCTCCTTTTCTTCATCGGCGAGTAAATTAAATGCACTCACCCAAATGGATAGAGGATCTTGTTTCTGAACCTGATATTCAGGTGATATTTCATGAAGCTCCAGAGCCGACAATGTTGATTCAGGAAAACACGAATAGTGATATTCAATCGCCCTACCTTGAACACCTGCTCGTTTCTGTCTCAACCATTCTTCACGTTTTGCTCTGGCATTAACTCCTTGTGGTGATCTAGGTAACTCACCTACACCGGTCAACTCCATTGCCGTATACCACTCTTTTTTCATAATGTTTCTCTATTTTTGTAACCAAGTTCAAAAAAGAAGTTATTAAGAAAAAATTAGAAATATTTTTAGAAAAAATAATGTTATTTTATTTTCTTAATAACAGATTCGTGTTCGTTATTAATTTCACACTAACGCTTTAGTTATACCACTAATGTGGCTTCAAATTTAATAGGAAAGGATTAAAAAAATGATTTCTATGAAATCGGATTGGCATCCTGCTGATATTATTGCTGCTTTACGTAAACGCGGAACGACACTGGCTGCCGTTTCACGCGAAGCAGGGTTAAGCTCATCAACTTTGGCGAATACACTTTCTCGCCCATGGCCTAAGGGAGAATGGATAATAGCGAATTACTTAGGATTACATCCGTCTGAAATATGGCCTAGTCGTTATTTCGATCCACATACAGGAGAACTATTAGAAAGGAAAGTTAGAGAAAAAAAGAATAATTAGCTATTAATATAATTATTGAAAGAAAAACCGCTAGTTATTTCTGAGCTAGCGGTTTCAGTTATCTAATATATTTAACTTAGTTCGTATATTAATAAATTACGAATTAATTAAATTAATGTTTTCATGTTTATGGATGTTTTATTTTTCCATTTTAAAATCAACTAGTTGATTTAATTACCACCTGCATATTGTTTCAGTGATTATTGACACTTTCCCACTATTGCAGCACACTACATATAAACATATGTATAAATATTTTGAGGGATTATGTCTGCCGAACTTAACAAACTCAGTGACAAGAAACTTAAAGCCCTACATGGAAAAAAAAGGGAGAAAATCGAATTTTTTGCCGATGGTGCTGGATTGAGCGCAAAAGCATCCAAAGCGGGTGGTATTAGCTGGGTCTTTACATACCGGCTTGATGGAAAAACATTAAATCGCCTTACCATTGGGCGCTATCCTGATATGCCCCTCAAGCAAGCCCGTGAAACACGGGATAAATGCCGCAACTGGTTGGCCTCTGGTAAAGATCCAAAGTTGCAATTTAACTTAACAATGCAGGAGTCATTAAAACCCGTCACTGTAAAAAACGCTATCGAATATTGGATAGAGCACTATGGCAGAGACAATCGAGTAAATATTGAAACAGTCATTCATCAATTAGAAAAACACATTTACCCTTATATTGGTGAAATGGCATTATCCGACTGTGAAACCCGATATTGGCTAGAATGCTTTGATCGAATAAAAAAAGACTCACCTGTAGCCTCTGGGTATCTATTTCAAATGTGTAAGCAGGCTTTAAAATTTTGCCGAGTAAGGAGATTTTCAGTTAGTCATGCATTAGATGATTTAACTATTTCTGATGTTGGGAAAAAACAAGATAAAGGTCAGCGGTATTTAGAAGATCATGAGCTTGCTCAGTTATGGGAATCTATAAATGAAGGTATTTACTTACCTTATTATAATGACTTATTGAGAATTTTGATTGTATTCGGTTGTCGAACACGAGAAATCAGGTTATCAAAATGTTCAGAGTGGAATTTAGATTCAATGTTATGGACTATACCAAAAGAAAATAGCAAAACAGGCGAGAAAATCATTCGTCCAATACCGGAATATATGAAACCGTTCTTAGAAAGTCTTATTTGTCAAAATCATAAAAATGATTATCTATTAGGCGAGTTTAAAAATACTGAAGCCGTATCAGCATATGGAACAATGATATGGAAAAAATTAGGCCATTCGGAAAAATGGTCTTTGCATGACTTAAGACGAACTTTTTCCACTAAATTAAATGATATGAAAGTAACCCCACATATTGTGGATCAACTTTTAGGTCATATCCTGCCGGGTGTCATGGCGATATACAATAAGAGCCAATACCTGCCAGAGAAGCTGGACGCCTTAAACAAATGGTGTGAGCGGCTGGACGTCTTAGCGGGTAATCATGAAAATGTGGTTATATTAAAAGCAGCTCAATAATCGAAATTAATGAGTTTGATAGTGAGCATGACCATTGTAATGTATACGTAACAAATGTGGCTTTCTTTCGTAATAATTTCCATTAAGTAAAATACCCTCACAAAAACAATTAAACAGTGAGGGTAACATGACCATTCAATACAGTACTCCTACACCAGAAGAACGCCGATCTATCCTTTCCGAATATGGTGAACCTTATGACCGTCTTATACGTGAAAAAGAACGCCAGCACATCACCTCTATTTCCAGAACGTCAGCGTGGAAACTGGAAAATGAAGGCCGTTTCCCTGCCCGTAAACCATTAGGCCGTAATTCGTGTGCTTGGTTACTTAGTGATCTGCTTCATTGGGTACGTAATCCGCCCACAGTAGACAATATAAATAACCCGTATAGCCGTAAGCCTACCAATTAAATACAACGTCATGGAAAACTAACTGTCTTGATTGACAGTGGTCAAATTCACCCTAAAAGTAGCTTAATTTTTGAGAATAGTTGGTGTGATGGTAGATATTAGCTATAGAGATTCTTTGATGATAAGTAACCATGAATTTGAGAGACAACCCTCTTTAAGAGGGTTAATTGATTATTCAGGCTTAGATGATGCTTTGGTTTTGCGCTGGCGGCGTTTGATCTCACCTTGTAGTGCAGTGACAATAAACTGTGCTGTGCTTTCACCTTCTTCTTTCAATACTTCTATAGCTTCGACCACTTCATGTGGAGCTCTAGCTTGTATCTTTTGTGATTTGTTATTTATGTGGTCTCTTGTCATATATGGCTTCTCATGTCTTATATGGAATCCAGTATACACAGAAAAAACAACAAATAAACACTTGAACTGGAATCCAGTTGGTGCTTATACTGGCATCCAGTTGAATGTTGTAACATTCAAAAATAACAAAGCCCAGCAGTGTTGTAGCACTGGCTGGGCTTCTAACCACAACATTATCGGAGCTAATGCTATGGCTGATACACAGTCTAACCAAACTCGCCTTAAATTTACATTCTTAATTGCATCCGGCACTCTGCGGCTGGCTGACATGTCCTCTTTGATCTTCGCATTACGTCAGGGGGCATACCATGAGTAATAAACCTATCTCACTAAAACAGGCGCTATATCGTGCAGGTTTGGGTATTTCACTTTTCACGTTCATTACCAAAAAAGCCAAAGGTGAATGCGATATCAATTTAAATAATCTGATTGCATTGGCACACGGTATTCATCAGGAGGTTCACCGCACCCTGTTGAAACATGCTCCGCAGCCACCGATGAATAAATTATTAAATTGCATTGTATACAGAAAATCCGACCCATTAGATCAGGCTTCATTTCGTGCGGGATTATGTACCTCTTTATATGAGGTCATTCTTGAACAGGCCAGCCAACACTGTTCGGAAGAATTACACGATTTGCTGTCGCTAGCCTGTGATATCAATCATGAGGTTTACCACGCGCTTTATGCGGCGGTTAATGGTGAGGACGAGTGATCATGAGTCAGGGAAATAATAACCAGAAAAGCCGCCCGTTAGATGTTATCCGAACAGTGAAAACATCAGCCATAAATCACTGGCAAAGCCTGTTGCCAGCCTGTGGTGTTGATGTTCCGGCAAAGGGAAAGCATGGTGCTTGCCCGATCTGCGGCGGCACAGACCGTTTTCACTTTATGGATGATAACCATAACGGTGACTGGCACTGTCGCCAATGTGATGAACCGAATCACGGTGATGGTCTGGATTTGGTGGCAAGAACTAAAGGGATCACGGTCTTTGCAGCGGCTAAGCTGGTGGCGAATGTGTTGGTAATGCCTTTACCTGAACCAAAGCCCACCAAAGCACAACCACGAACAGTGAAATCTATTGCTGAACGCATCGCAACAATGCTCGCTACAGCTGTTACGGGTGAATCCCAATATTTGGCTAAAAAGGGGCTGCAATGCCCCAATCAACGATTGTTGAAAGATGGCTCTTTGTTACTGGCTACTCAGACATTGGACGGTACGATAACAGGCGCACAGACCATCAAGCCGGACGGTGAAAAGCGCCTTGTGTCAGGTACTCAGAAGAAAGGTAGTTTTATTCCCGTCTCTGAGATTACCGGAATATCTGACACGATCATCATTACCGAGGGTTACGCAACAGCTTTAACGGTCAGTCAGTTACATGATGGTGTGGTACTGGCGGCGATTGATGAAAGCAATTTATCCATCGTTGCTGAACAGGCCAGAACACAGTGGCCAGATGCAAAAATTATCCTTGCCGCAGATAATGATTGTCACGTGCAAGGAGAACGGGACAAAAACGGCAAACTAAAAAAGAACGTTGGCAAGATTGCCGCTGAAAAAGCCGCCCAATCTGTTGATGGATGGGTCACGTTGCCGCCAACGGAAGATAAAGCCGATTGGGATGATTACCGCCAGCGTTACGGCATCAAGGCAGCAAAGCAAGCATTTAGTGAAGGTTTGTATCAGGTTGGGAAAAAAGTGTCAGTGCCAAAGTCAGTGGTGATTAATTTAGATGAGCGTCGGGAGAAAGAACGCGATCCGTTAAAGTCCTTTATTGATGTGCGTAAAAATGGGATTTACTACGTTACGCCAAAGGTAGACAAAGAGAGTGGCGAAATTATCAACCATGAGCAATGGCTTAGTGACCCCATGCAGGTGATCGGGCGCGGTCGTGATGATATTGAATTTTATCTCATTATCCAGTGGGAGGAAGACGGCACAACTTATACTGAGGCAGTGAAGACAGGCGATGTTGGCGATCGTGAAGGCTGGCGGCAACTTAAAGCGGCAGGGCTGAATATTGCCACCAAACCCTTTTTGCGTAACATTCTGTCAGACTGGTTGCAACGTCGCGCTAAAAAGACTGACTGGCATATCACCCATTCGACAGGCTGGCAACATGGCGCTTATATCTTCCCAACAGGCGAAGTGATCGGCAAGCCAGAGAAGTCAGTTATCTTTTGCGGCAGAACGTCGTCAATAAGGGGATATACCGTCGCAGGGACACCCGAAAGCTGGCGTGACTCAGTAGCAAAATTAGCCAAAGGCAATCCCTTTATGATGCTGTCCATTGCCGCTGCGTTGGCTTCTCCGGTTATCGGCTTGCTGCGTGATGATGGTTTTGGCGTTCACTTTTATGACCAGAGCACCGCAGGGAAAACGACCGCGCAAAGTGTGGGGTGTAGTGTCTTTGGTGAGCCGTCCGCCATGCGTCTGACATGGTTTGCGACAACATTGGGGCTGATTAACGAAGCCGCTGCCCATAACAACAACCTGCTGCCACTTGATGAAGTCGGGCAAGGTTCATCGGTTAAAGATGTGGCTAATGCGTCTTATGCCTTGTTTAACGGTAAGGGAAAGCTGCAAGGGGCAAGAAATGGCGGAAACCGTGACATTCTCCAGTTTAAAACGATTGCCATCAGTACAGGTGAGATTGATCTTGATACGTTTGTCAGAAGCGAAGGCAAGCGCATGAAAGCAGGCCAGCTCGTTCGGTTGCTGAATATTCCTTTCAGTAGCCCGACTGTCTTACATGGTTATCAGGATGCCAGAGAACACGCTAAGGCAATCGAAAAAGCCATTGCAGACAATCACGGGGCTATTGGTCGTACGTGGTGTGAATATCTGACCCGGCATCAAAAGATTGCCAGAAGCACCGTCGAGGAAGCTAAAACTCGTTGGAACGGATTGATCCCTAAAGGTGCAGGAGCACAACTCCCCCGCGTGGCAGAACGGTTCGCTATTCTGGAGGGAGCGCTAATCGCTGCAACCCATCTGACGGGATGGACAGAACAGGAGAGCAGGGACGCAATCCAGTATTGTCTTAACGCATGGGTGGCAGAATTTGGTACTGCTAATAAGGAACACCAACAGATTCGGGAACAGACAGAGGCATTTTTAGACCGCTTTGGGCTGAACCGATACGCACCCGAACCTTACACCTATGATCACGCCAGTATTTCTAATCTTGCAGGCTATAGAAAAGACACCAGCGATATTCCCAACAAAGGCGGTATTATCCATTTCTACACCTTCCCTGATGTGTTCGAGAATGAGGTATCAGAAACGTTCGATACGAAGATGTTCGCGCGGGTTCTGGCTGAATCAGGGATGCTGAAAAAGGCCGCAAATGGCGGTTTTAAGGTGCAGGGCATGAAGCACAACGGCTCACCCCATAAGTATTATGTGGTGATGTATTCTGCTGATGAGATAGAAGAATAAATTTTCTATACGCGTAAAACTAACCGACAACACCGACAAACCGACAATAGCTATATAAATATCTTATAAATCAATATACTAAAATGTTAAATGTTTGTCGGTACGTTGTCGGTTTGTCGTTTTCATTGTCGAACTTAAAGCAAAGCCCCTGCCAGAAGGAAAACTTTCTTTTCTTGGCAGGTAAAAGGATTCAGAGACACAATAGAGGGAGTTTATAAGTGGGATTGTCGAAAACCGACAACAGGAGATTACATCTATCAAGTTGAAATATAATGATAATACTTTGATTTTTGAGATATCAAAAAATTAAGCGACAATTAACCGACAACGATTTAACACTGTATCTAATTGATATTAAATTATATTTTAGCTCATTGTCGGTTTGTCGGTGTTGTCGGTAACTTTTCACTATATATATACAAAAATGGAGAACGTTATGTTAGATGCAACAACGATTGAAAGACAGGCAGCTAATTCAGCGGCGTACTGGATGGAAAGAGCAGTCAAAGAAATAGATGCCTTGTTCGGTGAAGGGTATGCCAAACAGCACCCAGAGCTTATAGCCGCATTCATGAAGACCGCAGCACGAGATGAGTTAGCGATGAACATTCGCGGAATAGCCGAGGCATTAGAAACGTTCCAAGTCACAATATTTAGAGAAGTAGAATAATTATATAAGGGGAATATTATGCCGATTACACAACAAGATATTATTGAACATTATGATTATCATGGCATTACACAGCTTGATGATCTGCATACAGTTGAATATCGTCAGTTGGTAAACAATCATGCTTTTTTCTTTCAGGATATAGGCGGCAATTGACGTCATACCTTTTCTGAGGAGATACTGGCAACCAATAAAGAGCAATTGGATGCGCTAATCGAACAGTTACAAGCGTTCAGGGAAAATATGAATGATACCCCTGATTGGATGAGTGATAAGTGATAAGTGATAAGTGATAAGTGAGCCAATATGCCGGAATTTATGGAATTATTAAAGTCTGCATTCAGTGAATCAGCAAATTATCTCACATGGTCTTTTTTTTCTATAGTTGCTAGCTTTGCTTTTTATCAGGTAAAGCAAAAACGAAAGAAAAAAACAAAACCAATCGGTGTGTGGGAAAAGGGAATGTATAACTTTTATGTACTGATATTCTCAGTGGTGGGTGCAGTAAATATTCTTTATATAGTTGATGTTTTCAAAAATACAGTTGGATCTCTGTCTGCTGTTTTTATGGGATTGTTTGCTGTATTAGTAGGAGTAAATGCAGGGATGGTTGTTTTGGGACAAGCAGATAAAAGAGATTAGTAAAGATTTGTAAATATTTCGCCCTCATGTTTCCCCTTGTTTAGACCTCTTATTTAGAGGTCTTTTTTATTATTTTTCATGGTGTTAAATAGTGATTACTGAACCATGTAGGTACATCTTGATTTCAATTGCTCTGTAGCATGTCCTCAAAGGCGGTAGTTCTCAGACAGCTACCGCTTTCCCCCGAACCTGCATGACAGCGAACCCTTAACCTACATGCAGAAACACCATGAAGAAATTACTCGAATTACGCCAGCAGAAAGCAACCTTCACCGAACAAATGCGTTCGCTTCTCACCAAAGCCGAAGACGAAAAACGCTCTCTTAATGCCGATGAAGCGAAACAGTTTGACGAACTGCGCACTCAGTCTGATGCAATGAATACAGAAATAGCCCGTTATGAGGCGCTGTCTGATGAAGAGCGCAGTCAGGCCAAGAATCAGCCAACCAGTAAAACACTCAGCAATGACGAGTTGCGTCACTATATTGTGACCGGGGAAACTCGCACCCTGTCTACGGGCGTTCCCTCAGAAAGCGGCTACACCGTTATCCCTGAACTGAATAAGCAGATCATGCAGCAACTGGCGGATGAGTCGGTCATGCGCCAAATCTGTACTCTCAAAACCACCTGCAGCAACGAGTATAAACAGCTTGTTTCGGTCGGTGGTGCGACAGTGGCACACGGGGAAGAAGGTAAGGCACGCGGTGAGACTGGCACGCCGAAGATGGAAGAAGTGAGCATCAAGTTGTTTCCTATCTATGCTTACCCCAAAACCACACAGGAAATTATCGACTTTAGTGATGTCGATATTTTAGGCTGGTTAACCTCAGAAATCGCTGACACCTTTGTTGATACCGAAGAAACCGATCTTGTGAGTGGTGACGGCAGCAAGAAAGCGAAAGGCTTTCTGTCTTATCCCCGTGACACCCAAGCTGACAAGGTACGCGCATTCGGCATTCTACAAAAGCTGGAAGCGACCAGCCTCGAAGCCGATAGCCTGATTGACCTGAAATTCCTGCTCAAAAACAAATACCGCAAGAACGCCGTTTGGGTGATGAACTCTACGACCGCCGCCAACGTGCAGAAGCTGAAAAATGGCAACGGGGATTACATCTGGCGGGAGCGTCTGCAAGCGGGTGATCCTGATATGTTGCTGGGCTTACCTGTCCACTATCTCGAATTTATGCCGGATAACATCATTGCTCTGGGTGACTTCAAACGCGGTTACTTCATCGTTGACCATCAAACGGGCATTCGTACTCGTCCTGACAATATCACCGAGCCGGGATTTTATAAGGTACACACCGATAAATATTTGGGCGGTGGGCTGGTGGACTCCAACGCAATCAAGGTACTGGAAATCAAAGCCTCTTGATAATCTTGGAGTTTATCGATGAAAAATGATTTTGAAATCCGCACTGCTTCCCTTTCTCCCAGTGATAAGAAACTGACCGGTTATGTGATTAAGTGGAACAGCCGATCACAAATCCTGTGGGATGAGTTTGTCGAGCAGTTCGCCCCAAATGCCTTTAGCGCCAGCTTAACAGCGGGTGCAGATATCAGGGCACTGTATGAACATGATCATATGAATCTGTTAGGCCGTACCACATCCGGCACATTGCAATTGAGTGAGGATGCCACCGGATTACGTTTTGAGTTAACCCCGCCAAATACGCAATTAGGCCGCGATGTGCTGACGTTGGTTGAGCGTGGTGATATTCAAGGAATGAGCTTCGGATTCAGGGCACTGAAAGACCAATGGGACACGGAGCAAACGCCATACATTCGAACAGTATTAGAAGCTGAATTGCGGGAAATCACAATCACCAGTTTACCCGCCTACCCTGAAAGCGGTGTTGAGATTGCCAAACGCTCATTAAACGCAGTCAAGCCCTGCAAGGTGGATTTGCGTCATTACTGGCTGAAACTGTCTGAGGTGTGATTATGTGGCCTTTTAAGCGAAAAGCCGCTGAGACTCGTAGTATCAGCATTGATGAGTTTCTTTCTCTGGCGGGTATGTCTAATACCAAATCCGGCGAGCATGTTTCCCCCTCGACCGCCGAGGGTTTACCTGCCGTGATGAACGCCGTCACAGTGATTAGTGAAGCGGTCGCCACCATGCCCTGTTATCTCTATCGGGTTCAGCACCAGCACGGCAAAGAATCCCGTGAGTGGTTAAGTGATCATCCCGTAGATTATTTGCTTAATGAATGCCCGAATGACTGCCAGACCCCATTTCAGTTTAAGCGAACCCTGATGCGCCATTGCCTGTTAAATGGCAATGCGTATGCAGTCATCGTCTGGGGAAAAGACGGACAGCCACAATCATTACACCCTTACCCGCCGTCAGCGGTTGTCCCACAGCGATTATCCGATCATCGATTTGCTTACACCATCACCGAACCCTATAGCGGCAAAATCAGAACCTATCTACAGGAAGAAGTATTGCATTTGCGTTATGCCACCGAAGATGGCTTTTTAGGGCGTTCGCCAGTCACGATTTGCCGGGAAACACTGGGTTTGGGGCTGGCACAGCAGCGACACGGGGCAAGCATTATGAAAGAAGGCATGATGGTAGCAGGCGTGATTAAAGCCGCTGACTGGCTGGATGGCATCAAGGGCAGTAAGGCACTGGAAGCGCTAGAACGCTACAAGGGTGCACGTAATGCAGGGAAAACGCCGATACTTGAAGGCGGGATGGAATACCAGCAGTTAGGCATGAGCAATCAGGATGCCGAATGGCTGGCCTCCCGTCGTTTCACCATTGAAGATATCGCCCGGATGTTCAATGTCAGTCCTATCTTTCTACAAGAGTACTCAAACAGTATCCGAGTTGCCGTGAACGGGTGAAGTCAGGCTGCTGTGAACAACACCAACGGGAAGCCCGACGACAACAGGATAAACAACGGGGAACCCGAACCCAACGAGGCTACAGTAACCGATGGGGACGCTACCGACTGCAATACCTGAAAGCCCATCCGTTATGTGTCCACTGCCTACAGCAAGATATCTATGCCTCTGCAACGATTGTAGATCACATTATCCCGATACAGGGTGAAGCTGATGTGTTGTTCTGGCCTGAATCCAATCATCAATCGTTATGCCCGCCCTGCCATAACCGCAAGACCGTCCAGACAGATCCTATCACCAAAGCGAAGCGCAAACAGGGTATCTATCAGGAACGGGAAACAGAAGCGGCAAAGCGTCGCGGTTGGTTAGTCGCAGAATAATAACAAATGAAATAGTGGGTGGGGGTATCAAAAATGACAAACGCGCTTCTCAGCGGAACCGACCCCCTCCTTAAATTTTTACGCACGGCAATTTTTTTGAAAATAAATCACAAGGAACAGAGAACATTATGGCAAGAGCACCGAAACCGCCTACTTATTTAAATGAGATTGCCACCAGTCAATGGAAAGCCAAAGGCAAAATCTTAAGCGAGCGGGAAGACCTGAACGCCGCCGACTGGAACAATTTAGAACTCTACTGCGTTAACTATGCCATTTACCGAAAAGCGGTGGCAGACCTTGATATCAGCGGTTTTAGTATCGTCAACAGTCAGGGCAGCGAGAGCCGCAATCCGTCACTGAGTGCAAAGGCTGATGCAGAAAAAATCATGATAAAAATGTCGGCGTTACTTGGCTTTGATCCGGTATCACGGCGTAGAAATCCGGTAGAAACTGAGGAAGAGGACGAGCTAGACCGCTTATGAACGCATGGGATCAGTACGCTTTTGATATCGAAAACGGCAATATTCCGGCCTGTAAACGGGTAAAACAGGCCGTGAAACGCTACTTTAGCGACCTGAATAACCCACTTTATGTGTTTGATACGGAGGTCGTGGAGCGGTTTATTACATTTTCCCGTTACTGTCCGCATGTCAAAGGCCACTTGCGGGGCAAGCCGATTATGCTTGAACCGTGGCAGCAATTCGCCTTTGCTAATCTGTTCGGCTTCAAAGTCAAAGCAACCGGAAGGCGGAAATATCGTAGTGCTTATATTCAGGTGCCGCGCAAAAATGCCAAATCTACCGTTGCCGCGATACTGGCAAATTGGTTTATCGTGATGGAGTCAGGTCAACAGGATATCTACACCGCCGCCGTGAGTCGCGATCAGGCACGTATTGTATTTGATGATGCCCGCCAGATGTGCCTGCTTTCCAAACCGCTCAAGAAACGGGTAGCTATTCAGCAGCACAAAGTCACTTATGCTAAGAGCAATAGCCTGTTAAAACCGCTGGCAGCAAAAGCCGCCACGATTGAGGGCACTAACCCCAGTCTGGCGATTGTCGATGAGTACCATTTACACCCTGATAATGCTGTCTACTCTGCCCTTGAACTGGGGATGGGCGCACGTCCCGAAGGCATTCTGTTTGCCATCACGACAGCAGGCAGCAATGTAATTTCAGCCTGTAAACAACACTATGATTATTGCTGTCAGATTCTGGATGGCGAAGAGCAAAACGAATCCCTGTTTGCCCTGATATACGAGCTGGACGACGAGAACGAAATTGATGATGAAACGCTCTGGATAAAGGCCAATCCCAATCTGAATATCTCCGTGGACAGCACCGCTTTGCATGACACCATCCAGAAAGCGCGAGGTATTCCGTCACAATGGACAGAAATGCTCACCAAACGCTTTAATATCTGGTGTCAGGGCGAAACGCCGTGGATGGGCGAAGGTGCTTGGAAAGATTGCCAGTCAGACTATGACGAAAACGACCTGAGAGGCTTGGAGTGTTACGCTGGATTGGATTTATCTTCAACAGGCGATATCACCAGTATCTGTTACACCTTCCCCGTGGATAATGAGCTGTTATTACTCACTCGCCATTACCTGCCCGAAGCCCAGCTACAAAACCCCGCCAACAAGAATCGGGCTGTTTATCGTCAATGGGTACAGGCAGGCTGGATACGCACCACCGTAGGCGACTGCATTGATTATGACCGTATCCGTGATGATATTCTCAAAGACAGCCAGAATTTTGATATCAAACTGGTGAGCTTTGACACATGGAATGCGACCCATCTACGGACGCAATTACAGGGCGCGGGGCTGGATGTCGAACCGTTCCCGCAAACCTATATGCGTTTTAGCCCCGTGGCGAAATCTGCTGAGGTGTTCGTTAACCGCAAAATCATTCGTCACAATGGCGATCCGGTGCTCGCGTGGGCGATGTCCAATGTGGTGATGGAGACAGACGCGAACGCCAATATCAAACCAAATAAAAAGAAATCCGCGAATAAGATAGACCCGGCAAACGCATTCCTGATGAGTTTTGGTACATGGCAGGCAGAGCATGAAGAGTTTGCATTTAGTCTCAATGATGAGCAGAAACAGAGACTGGCTAACTTTAATGGAATTTAGATAACTATTTATTTTTTAAGGTAAATTAAGGATGGGTTAATGAAATACTCATAAGGTTATGATCTAACACCTTTTTGAGATTAGTCGCTACTTTATCTGACTGTATTTTCTAGAAAAGTGCGACTAAATCTGACAGTCAGCGATGAGAGAACGTTTAAACAGAAGTGAGTTAGTACTCGTTAGGATTAACAGTGCATTGAGGTGTGAGCAATTCTGACATCAAACCTAGTCCATTATGCCCTAAACACAAGACCCGACTCTTAACCGTTGCAAATCACTTAAATTCTTTGTTATATTGCTCTTTTAATCCAAGCATCAAATTGTTCTGAGTTATTCTCTGCGATAACAAAACGACCATCGGGTAGTATTACTGCAACAAGATTTTTAGAGTTTAACGATAAAAATTCACCATCAAATCCAACAAAATTAGTCGAAGTAATTTCATTTATGCACTCACTGACACTTTCAAATTCTTTCTCTGCAAATTCTATAAAGTCAGATTCTGTGGTACATACATTACCTTGAGTTAATTGGTGAAATATAGCATATACAGAAGAAGTTACTTCCACTGGTTGCCATTCCATTGATGACTCTCTTGATTCTAGAGTATCTTTAGATAGATTATCATATTTAAGCATCCAACCACCTTGATCCTCATTTATCACTGGCTTAGCTCTTAGAAATTCGTTTAGCCCCTCTATTTCGAGATCGTCCCCCCAAGGCATACCTATATCAAATTCGAGAGATAACTTTGTCCAAATGAACTCCAGCATAAGCAATACTGGATTCGCCTTGCTTGACATCATAAAATCCCAATATCCATCTCGCATTGGAAACAAGTAAGGTCTACCATTACCTTTAACTAATGAATGCTTCCCGCATATAATCAATTGTGGAAAAGCTGGAACTCCATAACCTGTACCTTTTCCTTCTTCTTCAAGAAATTTAATAAGTCCTTCGCGCAAAGCAAATTCAGAAGAAAAACCATCATATCCAAGAACAATTTTAACAGGCATTAATTGCTCCATAAAAATGGTGGTGTAGATTAGTTCATTTTCTTGAGTAAGGGTTCCTCTGTCATGATAACTTGGAGCAGTAATACCTGTGATTTTTGAGAAAGCTTGATAAGAAGGAGATAAATCTATTGCTTTATTTTCCTTATGTTCTCCCTCAAAAAGGTATTTGGAGTAACTTTCAGATACTTGTCTTAATTTATAAAATGAGTTGATAAGATCTTTTGAATACAAGTTTTTTTTTACTTCAAATACAACCAACACATTTTTGACATGCCATTTATACGAGTTGGTATGCGGAATTTTTTCTCCTTCACCACGAACTAGCATACAATCGATTTGACCAGATAAAAATTCATCACCATCAGTTACAAATCCATCTACGATTTTTAAATTGAGCTGTGGTGGGATAGCTCGATTCAATAGCTCTCTAGATAGTCCTTCATACATATCTCCAATTGTTGGAGCATGCTTCAACTTATACGCATTTAGCTTGGCAGTCTCTTCGTTCATGAAAGCTTGCAGCAGTTCGGCTATATTTTTTATCATGTGTATCTACCTCAATTAAGAAATTAAATTTGTCTATATTGAAAGCAAAAACATCACTTTTTCGTTAAAACGTGACGGTGCTTTTTACGTTAATTTTGTGCTGGTTTCCTAGCTTAGTGTTGACAACTTTACAAAAAAAGTGCGCAGTCATAGCCATCGGCTCAATGATATATAATCTCTTAGTCATAATATGTTTTTAATGCGATTAACATGAATGAATGTGAATGCGCAATACATAAATTGTGATTAAATATGCTCAATAAATAGATATAACAAGACATCAATACAAAGTATGTCTAACTCACTTTGTGGCATAAATAAGTTAGAGGTATACGTCCACTTCAGGCACTGAGCTGACTATCATATTTGCTTGAGTCCAGAGTAGCAAGAATGTCAGCTTGCATGGGCTGTTTAATAGCATATAACGCAAAAAGTTAAGCATTTATACTGATTCGCTTATTGAACCAGATAAACCAATCAGTTAAAGTAGCTCCGCCACTGGCAAAATCCAGTGGTCAAGGATTATCACCCTTGTAAGGATTACCCACTGGTAGTAAGTTCCTCTACCAGTGCGTCTGCTATCGCCCTTTCAATGGTGGTTCAGGCGGGGGAGGCTTCGGCCTCGCCGGATGGTAATCCCCGGTTGTGATAACCCTGTCTGAATCGCCACCATCAATATTAATTAATGGAAGGGGTAGCAGGAATGAATAGTGTTAAAAATGACTGGCATCAAGCCGACATTATTGCCGCATTGCGTAAGCGTGGAACAACCTTAGCCGCTGTATCTCGTGAAGCGGGACTGAGTTCATCTACACTGGCAAATACGCTCAGTCGTCCGTGGCCGAAAGGTGAATGGATAATTGCTAGCTATCTTGAAATACATCCCTCTGAAATTTGGCCTAGCCGTTATTTTGATAAGAATGGAGAAGTTATTGAAAGAGTAGCCCGCAAAATTTTCATTGAATAG